GATTCGTACCAGCCATTGTTTTCTATATTATCGTATACTAAAGAAACTTGATCGTATATATAGCTTCTAAATTTTGCAGGCATAATATCAACTGCTTGATATCCCGGATGTCTCAAATAAGGAACATCAAGTATCATAGGCATGTGCTTAGCCTGCCAACCGCCATATGTATCTTTAATTTCTAATATATCTTTGATAAGATCTTTAAAACTAAACAAACTTAAAAAGTTATATGTTGCCATATTAGTAAATGTACAATTTGGAACTTCAGTTAATACTCTGTTTATATTATCTAACCATTTGTTATAATCTAATCCGTGTCTAATATATTCTGCTTGTGCTCCAGTAGCTTCAGCACTTGTAAATATTTTAAATTTCTTAACTTTACCTTCGCCGCAGATTATTTTAATTTTTTCCATAAAGCGATTAAACACTCCATCCGGAACACACATATTACTATTGACTGCAAACTCTAGATCTGGTCTAGGATTTTCTATAAGATCGTCTAACACTCGAAATGTATCTTTAGAAAGTAGTGGCTCGCCGCCGGTAATACGGAAATGTTTGAGATCCTTTGATACATCAGGCCACCATTTCCAAAATGCTTCCACGTAAGGATTATAGTCCTTGTTTGGAATAGGCATAACACCTTGGTCTTTAAGCCAGTCAATACCGCCATGAGCAGTTGTAGTTGGATACGGTCCGTGCTTCTGAACTTCTTCCATCCATTTACTACTAACTTGCGGTGAACAGTATGAGCATTTAAAATTACACACACTACTAAAACTTACTTCTAAATAGCTAGGATTAACATTATCGTCCCAGGGTTTTTGAATAATTTCTGGAATGTAAGATTCAGCCCAAGGTTCTTTAGATTTATATGTTCTATCACTTATTTCGTTATTGTCTTCTACACGCCAGCAATAATCACACTCCTTGGGTCTATCACCTTCGAGCATTTGCTTACGTTGTAACTTCTTAAATTTTGTATTATGTAATGCGCTAGGATTACCTTCTAATTCTTCAACAGGTATTTTATGCGGTACTGGATGATGACAACTGTGAGTCTGTCCAGTGTGTAAGTGTAGCGTAACTTGTTTCCACTTAGCTACACAAAAACTGCAACTAACAGGATCTAGTTTTTCTTTTTTCCATACTTCAGGTGTCATTACTATCCTCAATTAAAAATGGCTCTTTGTTTATTCTTTTTGGCACTTGATAAACTGTCTTAAAAAATTTACTCTGTTGATCACTTAGTGGAGATTCTGATATCGGAATATCTAATTCTTTAATTAGCAATCTGCCTATATCTTCTATATGATTAATTAGATCGTCGTCTGCAATTTTACTAACTTCGGTATTCCAAAGATTGTTTAAGTATGTAAAGTCACGTACATTTACAAAGTTCCAATCTGTACACATAGTGCGGTAAAGACCTTCTCTTGCCCCATAAATTGCCCATAATCCATTTTCTACATCTGCTCCAATCATTTGCCAAATATAAAGCCTGTGTAAATTTTGCCAATATCCGTCATATAGTTTACTTGTATCAGGCTTTACTCCTTGATCAAGTGCCATCTTGACGCCTTCTCTAAATCCAGCACGCCATGCTTGCTGCGGTGTGGCATTATTATATACATCACTAAAAGTGGTATTCATTTGGATATAACGCATGTCCCAACAAAAATCAACCTGTCCTTGTGGATTACCAGGTTCAGCATTTTCATGTGTACGCATATTAAGAACATAACTCTTTGGCCAACATTTAAGTCCGCCATTACCATATACTAATCCGTTTATAACATTTTTTCCACACCAGCTAACAACACTATGATCTAACTGTGCTTCAGGTTTAAAATTTACAATTTGTTGTATATAATTAGCATATACTATATTATCGGCATCTACAGTTATAAATCGATCAGTTTCACTTAAATCAGCACATGCCTTATGCGCTGCATCACTACCTTCCACACCATGTACACGTTTAGCCCATGGTATCTTACTACACAGATCTGCATAGTTTTTTTCTGCGTTAGGTTCGTCATAACTTAAAAAAATAACATCATAGTCTGCTACTTTGATTGAATTCATTTTACTACCTCATATCTATAATTACGGTAAAGTCGTGGTGTAAATATCGAAAGATTTTTTTCTTCTGATTCATACATATACGGAAATATACACTTTGTTTTGTCTATTAAATCTTTAATTGGTATTTCAATAGTTCGAATGAGTATATTAGGATCATCAGGCTCGGTGATAAAAAACATAACAACTTTGTCAGTAATTTCCTTGTCTAACAATTTTTCGTTTACAACAATATCTTTAGTGCTATAAAATTGCCATTGTTTTGCAATATCATTTTTAAAAATATATACACTAGTGTCATCAGACGAATTAATCATGTACAACTGATTGTCAACTAAAACTTTATGTCCTTTTCTGTTTTTTCGTGCCATTAACGGAATAGATTTTTTATCTACCGATACTATGTTTTCAAGAAATAGTTCAGCAGTGTCTAATGTATCTTCAACAGTAAAATCTTTATGAAGTTTATATATCTCATTATTAGCCCAAACATGATCGCCTTTATAAAATAAATCAGTTGCGTTGTGTTTTCTAAAATTTATACCAGCATATATCTTTTCTAAATTATCAAATGTATTACCTTCAAACGGAATTTGATAAAGATAGTCTTCAACTGATTTTAAAAAACTAGTTGCAACTTCTCTAGCAATTACATATTCTCTAAGTTGATGATTATACTTTACCACATATTCGCTAATCTTTGCTCTACCTAAAAAATACTCTTTTACTTCATCGTGGTTAACTTCAATAACATCATATTCGCTATCTATAGGATTATTTGTGATAGCAAAGACTTCACCGTGTGTCTTTTCAAAATACACATAGCTTATGTCTCCTTGTGCTATTAAACTATTTAATTTTGCTATTGCATTAACTAAATTAGACATAAGTTATCTCCCTGTATTTGTTAAATACTTTTTCAACAAAGTCTTTTTCAGTATAATGCAATATACCATTTTGTATAAAATTTCCTAATTTTAAATTACAATTATCATCTAAATATACGCCTAATTTATCTTGCCATCTGTCTGGCAAATTATTCCAACCTTGTATCATTGGTTTTAAATGTGTAAATGTAAGAATATTATTTTTCTTATTTGTAACTTCTTCTTCTATGTTAAGTATTTTTATTGCAATAGCTGCTGCGACATCTATACTTAAATGTCCGGGTGTTTGATTAGGTAGAAATTCTTTCCAAAAATCTTTCCAATTCTTACAAATAATTTCTAGTAAATTGTAAAAGTTTTTTGCTAAGTCTGATCGTTTAAAATAATGTACACCGACATACGTGTTAGGCAGATAATTTTCAGTAAATGTCTTTCGATAAAAGTCATTTTCAATTATGTTATTATTAAATGTCCTTACTTCAGATGTAAAAAATAAATCCGAATCAGCTAACATATTCCATGTACTAGTAAGATCATTAAAAACCATCATATCAGTGTCCATTACAATTGTTTCATCGTATGGACTACAATGATAAATTTTCCATCTATTTTCAACTTTCCAAATAGTTGTTTCAGCATCATCACCAAATGGAATAGGAATAATTTTGTCAAACAATATTTCATAATCTGCAGGAACTTTATCGTCAGTGATAATTGATATTTTTTCATTAGGACTATTTTTATTTAAAGACAGAGCTAACAACACAGCCTGTTTAATATAATCTACTTGTAGTACAGGATTAACTGTATATAAATTATTATAATAACACACTAAGTTACCTGGACGTGGGTTTTCAAATACTAAACTTTTATTACTATCTGCATATAATTTAACTTCTTGATCAATAATAGGCTCATAATCATCTTCAGTAAAATCACTGTTTGCTGGTACATCAACTAAAGCACGCCACACTTTATTATTGTACCAAACATGCTGACCTGCTAAATGCAAAACCTGCTTGTACCAAATATCGATATTAACTCCTTCAAATTGGGGAGTCAGTGTATATAATTCTGTTTCATCTTCTTTACGCACTTCGTAAACATTATTATTAGATAGTACAATATTATTCTTTTTACATAGATGATGTACAACAAGATCGTTTTCATCGTAGTGTATATAAACTTCAGGTATTACTAATTTTACATCATCATAATTAAAAGTTTTAGACTGTAAACAAGTATTAACAAATCTAAAGACTTTATTATCGTACCAAACATGCTGACCAGATATATAGTCAAGCTCTGGATACCATATATCTACATGAATACCCCTGTATTGCTCTTCAAGGAAATGATTTGGTATTTGTCTCGATACTCTTTCATAACTATTTTGTGCTAAAACTACTATACCCCTATTGCTCATTAATCACTCTTTCTAGACTAAATTTATTCATTACATGAACATTTTTTCCTTTAGTACTTAATGCTAAATATTCTCCTAAATATTTTGGACGTTCGATTAAAAATTGCATATAATCATCGTCAATTTCTAAACATATATCCTTATCAATTGTGTAATAATGTGTACCTGGTAATTCTTGTACACAACTGTCGAGACCATCAAAACCATTAAGAATATGTGCTGCAATACTAAATGCAAAATCATTTCTAAACAACGGAGAATCAATTTGATAGACTCGTCTGTAATGAGACCAATTATCTTGTATGTGTGCAATTAAATCAAAGAATATTTTATTTGATTCAGTCTTTGTAAAATATACTACAGTTGCCCAATAGAAATCAACACCACACTCACTTATGTACTTAAACTCTGCTTCACTACGTGTGCCAGATAAATCCTTTGCATTTTTAAACATCATTAAATCATATTGACTATCAAAGCAAGATTTAAATAAATCATTAGAAATAATATAGTCTGTATCTAATAATAATGTATTGTCGTATGGAGATAGATCATATGCTTGTGCTCTGCCTGCATTCTTGAAGGGAAGTTTTTTATGTGTTAGTGTGCCGTCAAAGTAAAATCTATTATTCTGGACAACTTCCCACGCTGTAGGAATGATCTTATCAAATATTCCTCTATCAAAATTTTCTACTAGATAGTCTGGAGAGTCAGTAACTATACTAGTAGGAATATTTAAATATTTCTGTATGCGTTTTGCTAAAAACTGTGCTTGATTTACATAATCGAGCGATCCATTATTTCTTGCAAATAGTAATGCGCCATTAGTCATTTTCTATTAATTTTTCTACCGAACGTTTTTTACCTAGTGCTACATAACTGTTATGATAGTCGTTAGAAGCTTCAAAGTAAATATCTAAAATATCTTCTGAAAACTTAGCTAAGTCTGGTATCATTACTGGACGATCATTATCATCAGTCAAAACAACATCAGTATCTGCACCTTGCTTTACTAGTAAGTCTATAAATGTAATTAATTCTCTTGTAATAGTAAACTGAGAACCTTCAGTAAAATATATTAAACTTTCTTTAAACTTTTCTTGAAGAATACGTTTTTGATTATTAATCGTAACCATATACTTGCTAAAGTCAAGAGCCTTTTCTAATCTTTCGTCCATACTACCTCCTGTTAGTGTTAAGTATAACACAGATTGTTTAGTAAGTCAATATGAATGTACTTATTATTACAGGTTACTTGTAGAGTTGTAAGTTGGTGCTGCTACGCTTACAGTGGTAACTGTGCTAGACCCTATTACCATTGTGCCGTTTGCTCGTAGTACAGACGGTTGTACTGTTAACGTACCTTGAACGTCTTCATCGACATCAGTACCTTGTCCGTCAACACCGCCTGTGTTAACATCGTCAAACACTACATTAAATCTAATTCTAGAAGTGTTATCTTCTTTTGCCTGGATATAAAAGATATTACCTGTATACGTTGATGCTGTTTTTTGCCATATAGTTTGATAAGAAGAAGTAAGATCATAGTTACCGATACTTGAAGCAGTGCCATAACCTGTGCTGTGTATAGTACTTGTATAACCAAATTCAACGTGTCCAGTTCCGATTATACCCGACCATTCTACACCTTTTGTAGAGTTATCGCCTGTTTGTGTAGAATCTATTTTCACTCTACTACCTGCATTAAAAAATTCTCTACGTGCAGCAGCATCTGCAAATGTTACTGTAAATTCATGATTTACAGCGCCATTCCAAGGAGTTGTTCTGCTATTACTTGAATATGAAGTTTCAGAACGTTGACTAGTATGTAGATCAAATCTATTGTTTTCGCAATCGGTCATTAAACCTTCGAGATAGGTTATATGGCTTTCTTCGATTTTATCAGTACTAGTTGTGTTTGTAACGTAATCGCCTGTTACATAAGGACTTTGAATTGTTCCGAAAGCAGTTGTTCCAATTTGATGAACTCTTGCTCTTACAATATCGCTATAAATATCTAAATATTGCTGTTCACTAATTAAGTCACCGCTAGATGTTGCTGCTACTGTTGTAGAATCAATACTGTTTCCGTAACCGTATGTTTCGTTAGCACCTGCAGAAGAATCACCCATTACTGATAATATTCGAGTACGTAGATTATTATATCGTGTTGCTGTAATAAAGGTAGGCATTAGAACTCCTGTCAAAACTATATTATAGTATATATAGTTTATTTACTTTACAAGGTCGTTATGTTTTGATAAATTGGTGCAGGGACCTCGATATAAAAATCAATTAAATCATCACCAGTTAGTGTGCTTTTTGCTCTTAAATGATTTACACTGCTCTTTAAAGTTCCGTCAATTAAATCGTCTTCTGCGCCGGATTCTAAATCATCAAATACAATTTTAAACTGTATTTCTGAATCAGATATTTCCTTTGCATACATTTCCATTAAATTTTGGTTATACGTAGGATATATTCCACCATTGCTTATTTTAGTATAAATTAATTGGTACGAAGTTGTTAAATCATAGTTGCCAATTGCAGAGGGTGTGCCTTGGTCAGTTGTGCTAGTATCACTATGGTTAAACTTAACTATACCTGCTCGTTGTAATAGAACACTCCAGTCATTGCCTTTAGGAGTTGCATAACCTAAATTAGATGTTTCTATCCTAAGCTCACCACCGCTATTGAAAAAATGTCTACGATGACCAGAATTATTAAAAGAAACTTTTACTTCGTGTATAAGTTGTCCATTCCATTGTGAAGTTCTAGTGGACGAAGTACCTAATTCAACTACCGACTGCGTCGAATCGACTAAAAATTTATCAGTTTCAATTCTATCCATCATTCTTTCTAGATCAGCAATACCCTTAAATTCAGCATCAGCACCTGGGGAGCTTGATTCTTCGCCTACGATATCAACTCCGGCTATAAATTCAAGATTTTTTACTTGATCAGTTATTTCAGCATTTACTAAACCAATTTGATGTAATCTTGCTCTTATTAAATCTTTATATAAGTTATTAAAAGATTGTGCAGTAATATTAACTTGCATATTACCGCCAGGAGTGTTTGTTACTTCCTCACTACTTATAGCGCCGCCATAACCTGAAGCTCCTTGCCCATATCCGGTTTGTCCGGCACCAGTTCCTAAAACTGCTGCTATTCTGTTTTGCAATAAGTTAAACCTTGATGCTGTAATTAAATCTCCGACGGCCATTTATTTTTCCTTTATACCTTAAGAACACATTCTACTAATTTTTCGCCCTCGTCGTTATTTGTTTCTAGTGCTATGCCTACTAATGCTGTTGAGGCAATAGTTGTGCATACACCTTCTGCCCAAGCATACACTGCCATACCTTTTGAAACTGGACCTTTTACTCTTACTGGTAAACGTCCTTTAAGTCCGATATATTGCCCTTCAGCTTCGCTATTCATCATATATGCAGGATCTGTTGATACAACACCGATACAAAATGAACTTGCACTTGCTGGTTCTACTTCATGATCTGGATGTCCGCATACTGCAACTGCTGTACCTGCTGGTAATTCTTCAGCAGTGGTATATTTCTCTGCAAGGTCAGCAAATTGTGCTTGTGTTGCAGTACCATGGAATACATTTGCTGTTAAATCACCGCTTGCATCTCTAGCTGCGATAGTATTTCCGCCAGCTGCTATAGATGCTGTTTGAAAACCAGCTGCGCCAGCAGCAGGGTCATTTACTTTAAGATTAGTTGCTTTATCAGCTTCGCCTCTAAAGTTTGTAGCATATACTTCTGCCCACTGTAATGTACTTGATCCTAGATCAGTTACATTATCCAATACAGGAACTAATCCTGGATGTGTAATTTTTGCTACATCAGTTAGTGTACCTGAAGCGTTTGTTGTTTTAAAAATTATTTCACTGTTACTACCATTATTGTTTGATAATATACCTGCGCCGCTTTGTGTAGATAGACCAAAGATACCATCTATAGTTGCACTAGGTGCAGATATTCCTGAACTAAAATTAGCAGATGCAGTTAATGCATACGCACTTGCTGCTACGCCGCCTAACATAGCTGCGTTTGATGCTGTACCGTGGTAAACATAATCATTTCCGACTACATTAGTACTGTTAGTTACACCATTATCAGCAGTTAATGTATGCTTTAGTGTTGTACCTTTTTTAATTCTGTCAAATCCTGCTATAGGATTAATTGACCCTAAGTCAAATTCGTCATTGCTTATAATAAATGAAGTTTGATCATTAATTACAGCTTTAATAATAGTTTTAGATGCACCTAAAGTATCAACTACTTGTTCACTTACCATGTTAGTAATACCCGAACCAGCAGACTGAGGACCAACTAGGGTATATTGATTATCTCCTGCTGTGCCGTTATGCACATATAACTGGTTGTTTACTTCATCCCACCAAAAATCACCTTTAACAAGTGTACTAGGTGCGCTTGATGCTATCTCAGAGCCGCCTGTTGACTTCCAATACCCAATCCCTGGCAATGCACCAGGAGTAGCAACAAAATATTTTAGTTTACTATTTGTAGAATCGTACCATAGCTGCCCTCTAATTGCTCTAGTTGGTGCGTTTCCGCCTGCAAAGTTTTCTAACAAGAACAATAAGTTCTCGTTTTGGATCTCTCCGTACCCTGCGTAGTTTTTACCAATAAATTTGATATTGGTTGTTTGATCTATAGTTCCATCTTCTACTGTTGTTAACAGTGAATTGTCGAATCTATCAATTTGATAAGCCATATTCTGTACCCCTAAATGCTATTATTATTTATCGTATCTTTATAAACTTTCAAGACCTATGTTTACCCATTCAATTGTTGTAATGTTAGTAACAGGATCAGTATTTGCCTGCACTTCATAAGTTAAAAGTTGTCTGTTCGGATTTGTGAATTCGATGTTGTTAAACGCAATATCTCGAACCACTGGTTGATTTTCTGTACCATTTTTGTCAACAGCAACCGTTGAAATATTCTTTGCTGTTTCAATATTAATTGTAACACTACTATAACTAGTTGTGTGTATTCTTGCTATTTTACCGACGTTAACAGATTCAACTGGAAACAGCCCTGCTAGGTAAGAAGCAACAATTTCTAGATATGCTAAGTTAGTATCGATTCCAGTAACGTCTAATGACATAGCTAATGGCTGTGTCAATGTCGTATTATCAACATACACTTTATTAGCAGCATCGCCCGGATTCTGTGGTGTAGCAATACCACTTATTCTAGCAACAGGGTTAATTTGTATCGAGCCGCCTGTAGTAAATGTAACGTTACCTGTAGCTTGTAAATTTAAATTACCAGTTGCTAAAACAGTGTTACCGTCTATATTAATGTTATCTACATCTAGATACACTAATGTACCTAGTCTAACTAAATCATCTGCAAAGTTAATATTTTGTAAACTATTTTCTGTTAGTTTGATACTACCGTTAATTTTATAACTTAACGATTCGTCCGTTAGGTTCATATCTTTATTTGCTTCCCAAGCATTAGAATCATATTCCCATAAGAACGTTTTATCGCCTTGTGTAGATCTAACAATAATACCACCGCCGTCTGCAAATAAATCGTCTTGTGCTGTACCGTCAGCAGTAACAGCAAGTTTAATTGATTTATCCAAAACTTGCAAGGTTGTAACTTCAACGCTTAACTGTTCACCTTCAACAACCAAGTTGCCTGTTATTCGTGTATCACCTTCAACGTCTAATGTATATAACGGAAGTCGGTCAATATTCATTATACCGACTCTACCTTCACTAGCATCAATGTATACAGCGTTAGTTAAGTTACCTAGGTTAGCACCAGACACAACTCTTAAAGCAAGGTCACTGTTTGAAATAGGATTTTCAATAAAGAAATTAGCACCCTGTGGACGCATACTCATAATTGTATTAGTAGTATTTGAAAATATCAAACCGTTTGTGTTTCTTATTTCTAATCTACCAGTTGTTAAACTATCAATATCAGATCTAATAAACTGATCAGCATTAAGTAATTGTCCGTCAGTTGTTGCTAAGTTTGAAGTACTTTCAGCAATACCTATAAATTTAAAATTTACTTTATCGTATACGTTAAAGCCTTTGAATATAATACCGTTAGGGTTACTTGCTGATACTAGTGCCGGAATTCTAGCAACTACAGCAGGAGTAAATTCAGTATTACTAAATAATCCAGTTTCTTCGTTATTAATATATAGTTTAGCAACTGTAATCTCAACTTCTGTAATACTTTTAATAGTTTCAACAAAGAAACCTGTTTTACCTTGGTTTTTAGTAAAGCTCGGTCCAATTAATAATGGATCGCCGCCGCCGTCAAAAAAGTATAATTGGTCATCACTGTTGTTAAACCAAAAGTCGCCAGCTGCTAGTCCAATAGGCTGTGTTGACTGAATAAACGGTTCACCTGTTGATTTCCATTCTACGCCAGTGTAAATTTTTAACTGGTTGTTTGCGCTATCCCACCATAACTGCCCTGTGAGCGGATTGCTTGGTGCAGCAGTGTTAGAAAAGTTTTCAAGCAATTTAATAAAGTTTTCATTAAAAACTTCACCGTAGCCTCTGTATCCTCTGCCTACAAGTGTTAAGTTTGTGCTTGTAGTGTCAATCTTTCCGTCAATTAAGTCTACTAATACTGCACCATTTGTTTTATTTAATTGATAGCTCATGTTGATGTTCCTGCGTATATAATGTAATTCAATGCCAAATACGGGTTCATAACGTTAAGTGGCGAACCTAAGGCGCCGCCTGTTTCTATGCCGCCTGTAGTTGTCTTTCCTTGATAACCCGAGGCACCTGCTTCTATAGATATAGGAATACCGTCTGGATCGGTTAATAACTGCCCCGGGTTATCTGGATCCTGTGCTTTCTGAGTGATAGCATAGAATTGAGATTCGTCACCTTCTAAAGTATGATCATGATCTGGTAAATTCTGTGTGTTAATTGAATAGGATTGATTTCCCTGTGATTGTCCTAATGTATCTGGGCCACCACCTTCAAACGCAATACCTGTAAAGCTAAATGTAGCAATTCCGCCTACGGTTAAAGAGTTAATTGTAATTACTAGATCATGAGTAGGTGTAGCACCTCCAAATATAACTCCAGAAATTGTAACTTTTTCTGTAACTGTATAACCAGTACCTGGATTAGTAACTTGTACATTATAATTTCCAGCATTAAGTTGCACACTGAATACAGCGCCAGAACCAGTACCTGTTGTAGATGTTTGTTGAACGTTAGTAAAGCTTGCAACTGATCCAGTAACACGGTTTGCTGCTTGTCCGCCCATATTGTCGACACCCAAAGGAAATCTACCTCTTAAATCAGGTAATCCAAATTTTAGATCGCCGCCGTCGCTAACTAAACTTGCTGGTTTAAAGTTATGTCCTAGTACTTGCCATAGATCGTTGTAGTCAGTTTTAAATACTTCTTGCCCTGTACATAGTAACCAACCCGCGGGTGCTGTAACACCTGCATATGGCATAATACTACCAATTGGTGTAATAGGCACAGATGCCAATAAATCAACTTTGTTTACTTTATATAGTCCTGAATCTGCACCTGTAGTTTTGTTAATTAACAGTTCGTCTGTATTACTAATTAAATCAGCTCTAAGTTTTGTTTTACTAGCAACAATATCGTTTGATATCGAAACTTCAAATACCTTTTCAGATCCTGACTGTCCGTCAAACTCAAAACTATTACTTGTAAAATCGCCTTGCATTCTAAATGTAGTTGCATTTGTTAGTTTGTCAGCAGTAGTCGATCTACCAGTAACATTACCAGTAACATTACCAGTCACATTTCCTAAAAATGATTCTGCATACATTCTTTTAAAAGGAGCAGATGACGATCCTATATCGTAAGAATTAATGTCTAATGCAGGCAATATATGAGCATTTACTACAGTGCTTCCGGCAATATTTAAACCGCCGCCTATATGTAAATCTTGAGCAATCCCTGCGCCACCTTTTACTACAAGTGAGCCTGAACTAAAGTTAATAGCATTTTCAGTATTACTGGCTTCTATTTTACCCGTATTAGTAGGATCCGAAGTATCGACTGTTGCTTTAATATTACCTATAACATCAAGTGCTTGACTTGGTGCAAGGTTATTAATACCTACTCTTTCTTCACTATTAATTCTTAAAACAGTATTAAAAGATTGATCTACATCTTTAAGTATCATATCTATCGAAGACACTTGGTTATTATTTTTTAATTCAACTGACGTACCATTTACGCCTACTTGGAATTGACCATCTGTTCCAAGTTTAAATCCGGAGTTATTATTGATTGTGAGCTGTTCGTTTAAAATTGCACGAGCGTCAGTTCTTATAAATTTTTCAGCAGCAACTTCAACTGCGCCGCCGCTTTCAACAACTATAAGTCCTTTAGCACTTTCAGCTATCCCAATAAATTTTATAGGATTGTCTATACTACCTTCATTACGTAAATTAAAACCCTTCTTAAGAGTACCAAACCCACTAATAGCAGTTTTAGGTGTAAAATCTTCTGCGCTTACAATAGCATATGGTATATCCTGTATATACATAATGAATATACTTTTGCTTAGATTATCAATATCTAAAACAGTTTGTGCTCTGCCGCCTGTAAGTAATCCTGTTCCTGCTTCAGGTCCAATTAACAACCAAGTATTTCCTGAGAAGATATACAGTTGTTGATTAACTGTATCAACCCATAAGTCACCCGGTGACGACTGGTTAGACAATGGCTGTGAAGCTGCTTTTACAAATCCACTTGCTGTACGCCATTGGGCACTATCATATATTTTTAATTGATCAATGCCGGTTGAGGTGTCGTACCATAATTGCCCTTCGATAGGGTTACTAGGTTCAGATGCACCTGCAAAATTTTCTAATAAATGTAGGAAATTATCAGCAATTGCTTGTCCATAACCAATTGCACCCTTACCTGGAAATTTTAAACTAGTATCAATTAAGTTAATTTCTCCGTCGCTAATTTCGATAGATCCTTTATTTACAAAGTCTGTAAATTTAACTGTATAAGGCATTATGCATTACCTCCTGACAAACTCTGTATTCTCACTGTATAGTCAATTTGTATTAGTCTGTTTAATGATTTCTGTACAGGATGAAAGATAACATGTGTAATTAGTTTGCCTGATTCGTTTGGATCACTTGATTTACTACGCAACCCTAATTCATCAAATATATAATCACTAGACAAATCAGTAGCATTATCAAATGCTTCCTGTGCAGGAGGCTCTGAATAATCTAATAAACAACTTACAAGTATGTCTGTATAATTTGTTCCTGTAACGTGTCTAATTTCTAAATAATTACTTTCTGGATTATTGTTAAGCAATCCATCGTCAACTACAACTTTTGAATATGTTTGATTGTAAAGACTTGCATTTGCACCTGTACTGTTTGGTGTTAGGTATGTAATAATACCTGTTGGATCAACACTTGTGCCGCCGTTGCCGAAGCTCATTTCGTATATAAATCCTTTACCTAAGTTTGCCATACTTTCTGCAAGAGCAACACTCATATTTTCATAGTGTATTGCATTACGTTTTTGTACAAAAACTTCGCCATTGCTAGGATCGTATATCTTAATATGGCCCTGTACTGCTATTCCGTTTAAATCTGTTATACTGTTCATGTTGTCTTCCTATACAATGTATTTATTAGTTTCCGGATCTCAAAAAGAACCCGATACTTGTTTCTGTTTCAGTTATTGATTCGCCTATTACATTCCACATTGAGCCTTTTTTTCTAGTTACTACAATGTTTCTAGTGGCAAACTCTAGCAATGACGAATTAGTAATATCAATTATTGCTTGTACTGGCGTGTCGTTTTCGATTACATATGACAATGTAAAATCTGCTGCTACATCTTCATCACCTTCAGGCGAGTCTTGTGCTATAGCAGAATTATATAATTTAGACGTTTTACCAGTTAGTCTAATACCATTAATAAAGATTTCAAACTCATCAATCGAATTAGGTATAAATCCTAATTCAAATGTACTTGCAATTGAAGATACATCTGCACTATCAACTGTTTGTGTTTGTGTTACATCTTCATATGTAATATTTTTTGTTCTACTTTGATCATAAACTGGTGTACTTAGTGGATGTACATCACGTACTCCTGTGCCAAGCGTTCCTCGACGTATAAGTCTAAGTCTATTTTCATCCTTAACTAGATATTCAATACGCTCCTTACCTATCCACAGCACACCAGGTAAATTTAGTTCTCTGTCTGGATTAGGTAAGTTAGTTGCATCTTTAACTTCAATTTGTAAATCATACTGTGTGAGTTCTTTTGAAAGTTTAGTTGTCGGGCTATCAATACGCTTATAAGTTGTATTATTTGTTATGTCTTTAAAAATTCTATAACTGTATACTGCACTATCTTCTCCTTTAGTAGTAACTTGCATATCTAATGTATCTTGTACTTGTCCTGGAACTAGTTCTTCTACACTTTTTGCACTTTCAGGAGTAACAAAATTATCACCATCGATTATAATATCTTCAGGTCTTTGTCCACTTGCATTTAAATAATTTAAATCACCACCACTAATATCAGTATCATAAGTTGCACCGTAAGGTAAAATACTACCATCGCTTGAAGTTTTTCTCACAACAACCCTTACATATGATTCTCCTTCTCTAATTGCAGTCATTATTCCAAGGTCATTTAAATTAATTACCTGTGTTTCACCGTCGCCAACTAATGTTTGACAAGTTGCATTTAGGTTAGATTGTTGATCAGTGCCAAAGTTTGCGTCATCATGTCTAATGTTACTAAAGATATTATCGTTAGAATCTATACCAATTCTATAAATGTTATATGACACATCTAATTCTAGTGCTCTAGGTAATATTATACTTGTACTAGAACCATCAAGTTCTACAATTAAATCTTCTAATTCTTCATCAGCGTCATACTCAAAATCAGTCCATTCGCCGTTGCCCCAGCCTCGTTCTGTTCCAAAATCTAATGTATCAATTTGTACACCAGCGTAATCAATACCGTCCATTAATTGTGCTGCATCTTTACTAATCATATTATCATTTGGATTATATGAAAATTTAATTCTATCGATAGCATTTAATATTTCTAAACTTTTGTTATAAACAACAGTAACGGTATCGCCTATAGCAGGTGGTGTATTTAATATAACTTGTCCTTTATATCTTGTATAACCCTTAGACATATCTTGAAGATTAGTTACTGAATATAATCCTGATAAAACTTCATTACCTGCTACATGTACTTCGTATGTACCTTTTAGTAGTTGCATCGGCCATTCTAAATCAAATGTTGTTTGTGTTCCAGTTCCAGTAAACGACTGTGTGTACTCTAATGTATTTACGGATTGAGTTAGTACTGGCCAATTTCTATCAAATTTAATTGTAGATCTAATTGTTCTAGTTTTACTTCTACCTAAGACAGGATAAGCTGTTGCTTGAACTCCTTCTGAATTAGGTGGAGGTGCTATTTGGATAGTTGGCATTGAAGTGTAACCTTCACCTGGATATACAATTTTTAATCCAGTAATATTTCCATACCCGATAAATGCTTCTATTACTGCACCATCGCCGCCGCCACCGATAACTTCGACTGCTGGCTTTGTTGTGTATTCAGTGCCTTCATTTGTAATTTTAATATCAGTAATTTCAAAACCAACATTATCTAACCAATTACGTCTTGGATATTCTGTAATGTTATCATCAGTTGTTACTATTTCTCCGTTTGTGACTTTAACACTGTTAGGAACTATTTTTTCTTTTACATCATCGTAATAAGTTGGTAAATCAAAATCAGTTACAGAAGTATTTGTTTCTTCTATTTTTGTATGATTACTAATAAATTCTCTTAATACAGTTTTAAAAGGTTTTACTTCTTCTATATAAGACTTATAATTATCTAAATTATCAACATTAAATGTTATGTCTTGTTCTAATGTACTTGCATGATGTTTTACTTTAACAAAACTTGTTTTAAAGAACCAGTCCACCGAACGTTGTTCGTTCAAGATATATCTCAATGACGAAATAAACAACTGGTTATATTCATTTTGTAAGTTTCCAACAAATATATCGTCTCTAATTGTTTCTAATATTATTCTTAATTCAATTCTAGGATCTTTATCAAAGCTAAAATTATCAAAACTTCTATTATCAAATCCTGTACTAGAATCTACGCCATAAAGCGATGATAAAAGTTTAATTGTACCATTTTGTCTGCCAATAGTATCATAAACTTGTGTAAAATCTTCATTATCTGTTATAGATTTTCTTTTAAGCAATAACCAACCGCCTGTGCCTACATTTTCAACTTTTATAATTTGACCTAATCTTGCATCAGTTCCTTCTATTTGATATGTGCCTTTTACGTAATGGTCAACTTTTGATAATGCATTATATCCGTCTGCATACCAATCAATATACTGCCAATATTTTGGAACGGAATAACTTTGTACTTTTGTTTTTTGCCATGTTTCTTCCGTAGAATTATATCTATAAATAGCCCACGAATTATCTGATAATGTATTATCAGTTGTAACAAGAGCACTATACGCTCTTACTGTAATAGTAGTATTATCGTCATAATTTGATCCATTATCAGTAATATTTACACGGATTACTTGTCCTAAATTATTAATTTCTATTTCAAAATTAGCATCTTGCCCTATGCCATTTATTGTATAAGTAGGAGACACTTTATATCCTCTACCAGGATCTAATATCTGCACGTTAGTTATTTTACCGTTAGTTATAACTGGCTTTAAAATTGGTGTTTTTATTTTTGAGTTAATAGAAGTAAGCTCAGTTTCATTATTAAATATAACATCAAATAATCTAGAATTAATAGTAGGTAATTCGTCAACTGAATTTAAACGTTGCATATCAACATTATCCACTATATTATTATTTTCTAAAACTATATTAACTCTATCAACAAGATTTTTTAAAGCCTCTGTTCTATTTTTGAATATGCTTTGACGTGGATTATTTTGTATACC